GTCCTCTTGATCAATTTAAGAAATCATGTGTTACTGCTGGAGATCCAGAGAGCATTGCTAAATCAATAAATGGACTTTGTCGCGATCAACGTAATTTGAAAGTTAATGACCAGATGATGCAGTTGGCTGTTGAGCTTGCTTTCTTATATCTTGGTTATTCTCCTGAATGTTTAACCATACCAAAAATTGAAGAAGTTCTGGATTCTCTTGAACGTGGTATTTTCGATATGCCAGAGGAAACTAGTAGTGGATATGTTCCAACTAAAGAGGAAAGTGGTTTCCCAATGCCAGGCATAAAATATTCTAATGTTACTACTAAAAGATTGGCTAAACCAGTTTGTATGAAATTGGTCAAACTTGTCATTATCAATATATATCAGTACATAAAAGACAAGAAACTTAAAGAAATTAAGTTAGCTGACATTAAGAAAATTATACCTATAGCAATAAATTTACTTATGACTAAGCTTGAAACTAAAGTTGAAGGAGAAGAGTTAGATAAGATCAGAGTCTTCTTTGTTGGTGGAACTATTGAATATATGCTTACTAAAATCTTCTGTGAAGCTGCATATAAAGAGTATAAGCATGGACCTGGCAGTGGTATAGGGCATAAATGGTTTGAAGGAGATGGCGCTCGTTTATGTAAAACGTTAGAACGCTATACTTACACTGATTATTATGATTACTCGAAGTTTGATTCATCTCTTAAAGGAGTTCTTCTTGGATATGTTATAACGTATTTATTGCGGTTTATGAAGAAAGGAGATAAAGATGGAACTACGCATAAATTTATATATAGTCTTGCTTTGTGGCTTGGAGACGTCAGTTCAGCAAAAGTCGTCGAATGGTTAGACGGTGGTTGGCGACTTATTATTGGATATATGATGTCTGGTGTTTTTCCCACATCACCAGGAAATTCAGCTTATGCTATAGTTCTGGATTTTTACAATATGTTGTACTGGGGTGTAAAGTTTGATAAGGTTGATCTGGTTTATAATGAATTATCAGCATTGGTTCGAGCGTCTAAAGCACATGACGTAGATATGATGAAGAAATTAAATTTCTTCTTTCTTGCTTATGGTGACAATAAAATACATAGCTGCAATGGCCCTTTGCGTGAGATAATAAACTTGAAGAATTTTGAAGAATCTGCGCGCACACAATTTGGTATGACTATTAAATGGGAAAAATGTGGCACTTGTGCCTATCCTAATATTCCTTACAATTTTGTTGATGAATATTATAACCTTGAAAAACGTGAATGGAAAGCTCCTAATGGTGAAATTTTCAACATACCACATGGCATAAATTATCTCAAACGTTGGCCTGTCAAACAGCTTTTTGATGATGGTACTTCTGTGGTCAGATGTCTTAGGCCTACTCGTGATTATTTGGCTAGATTAGGTAGAACACCTATAGACGTTAGAAATCCGGCCTTGGAGTTTGGACGTAATATAGGCAACATATATGATATGTGTCAATCAAATCCATTTGCTTACCAAATAGTGATGGCTTTTAATTTGGCTCTTCTTGAGATAGCACCTTGGTGTGAACAGTGGATAACACGAAATATGTCTGTTCTTATGAAGGATGCTGCATTTAGGAAATTTTATTACAAAATTCAGGATAGATATGCCACCAAGACTTTGATTTTCAACTTGTTCCATCTTAATCCATATGAGATGGAAATGCATTTTAAAGAAGTCAATAATAAGATTGATAAGAATAATGAAACATTTGAAGATTTATTGAAAGAAAGACGACCACCAATTCTATCATATAGAAATGCATTTGATAAAGAGCATCTTCGATGGTATTAAAAAAAAAAACACGCGTCTCCCTATAGTGAGTCGTATTACCGGG